GTGTGTCTCCTCTGCTTGATGATGACGATGCATTGGAAGCACTGTGGAAGAAGCAGTATTCTCTGACTGCTCTGACTGCTGCTGACCAGTTTAAGTCTTATGAGCAACTGGAAACCCGTCTAAAGATGGTTCTGGGTCAGAAACGTGCTCCTGCTCCTCGCATTGAAGATGAAGAAGATACCGATCGTGGTTCCTTCTCTCCTGAGTTTTCTAGTCGTAAAGAGTCTACAGAACTTCCTCAAGACTTGAAAGCAGAACTGAACAATCTTGGTTCTAGTTCACAAGCATCTACAGACAGCGATGAAGATGATGCACTCTCTTACTTCCAGCGTCTTGCTAATGAGTAATTAAGAATAAAGTCTAATATTATCTGCACGTTTCAAGGTTTCACTCACATATTGGGTGGAACCTTTTCTATATTCCATAATATCTTTAAGGTCATCAATAACCAAATTAACATACTTAGGTTTAAGGACATTAATATTTCTTTTACTATCTTCTAGATTTAATTCATAATTATAATTTGTTATTGCTAACCCTGGTCTTCTTCTTTCAATTTGACCTAAAGAGTTTGTGAACTGAAACTCATATTTCTCATCAACCCAAAGTCCCTCAGGTAAAAGAACCACACCATTATCTACTACTTCTTTTGATTCATAGTGGTGGATTCCTGCATATAGATTTTCATAAGTATTATATTTTGATAATAGATGCTCATCAAAGTCTACTTGCTTCATTGGCCATTCGCTATTGATGTTAATAATATTATTTGAGACCAAAACTAACCAATCTAATTCTGAGTTATCGTAAATTTTCTTTGCTACATTATCAGGTCTTTCATCTCCAATAATTTTATATTTGTCAAAGGTTGCAATGTTCTGATAGATATCATCTCTTAAGATTCCTTTCTTGAAAAGATTTTTTACTACAAGATAATCAGAGATTTTAGAATCCTTTAATCTACTGACATATTCTAAGTCTGGTAATCTTCTAAAATAGTTTGACATCTTAGTAACCTATGGAGTTATCATTTTGGTAGTCATCATTAAAGATTGGTTCAAGTTCTTGGAACTGCATCCCTACATTGTATGATACTGGCATATCATTTGCTAATGCCATGAATGTTTGGTTAGGAGTATAGTCAACATTCAATCCAGTCATAGCACACAACTTAAATTTATTTAAGTGTGGATTTAGAGAATTATCTCCTGTAATATATTTAAGTTCAAAAAGATGAGGAGACATCAAGAACAATCCACTTTGACTTCTACGAACAGACATTCCTTGCTTTAATGATCTAATGATAAGTGAAATAACTCTTGCTTCACCTTCACTTCTTGCACTCATATTAAAGGAGAAACCAAACTGTCTCATTGATGGACCCTTAAACAGAAGTTCTGCGTTAGGGTTGATGACAGCACCAGTTGTTCTTGTCAATAATTGTGCTCCGATACCAGCAGCACCGCCAGCAAGAACATTTGCAATTGCAGTCTTTGCTTCGTCTGTATTATTTGATAATCTACCTGCAAGTTCTTGTGCTTTCGTAGTTGCTCCGTCTGTGCCACCACCAATAGTAGCAAGAGCAAATTCTGCTGCTGCTTGTTGCAGAGCATTCATATCACCTTTACCCCAAGAAACTTGATTTTGATCTTGAATTCCTCCAGGAACGGGTAAGAAAATTGTCTGAATGATTTGACCTTTCTGTCTATCAGGAGTTTCAAAGGCACCAGGACCAGCACTGGTACTTCTATTAATTCCTTTAGGACTATACTCTCGAATATTGATTTGTAATTTATTCATTGTGCTCGACATACCAATAGGGTATGCTAGCGGTGGTCCACTAGGCATTCCTGGTCCATCTCCTCTTGAAGGAATATCTGGAATCTTAAAAGGAGAACTAGATTCAGAACTAGTTTCAGATGATGTGGATTTAGTATCTCCATCATCACTAGAGGTAGTCGCTGTAGTTGGAGTGTCTGTAGTGTCGGATGTGGTTGTTCCTGTGGTGGGATCTTTAACACCAGGAACACCAGCATCTTTCAATATTTTCTTAACATCATTAGATGCATGTGCATTTATAAGAGATGCTTTATCATTATTGACAGTCTTTTTTATATCGTTATTAAATAAGTCTTCAAATTCTCCTCTGTTTAGACTAAGACCATTTCTAGTATTCCATCTTCTGCGAAATTGATTTTTTATTTCCCATTCATCACCGACATTATCTGCTGTTGCAAGTAAAGTTCTTCCCAAGAAACCTTCATTTACATACAAAGAAGCTTCCCCCGTCTCATCGTTTACTTCTAAGATAGTTGGTAGGGGTGGATTACCCAATGCCCTTTCGGATCTTTGTATCGCCATTACGCAGGGTTTTTATTTATTTAGGACTAGTTTTCCATATTGTAATGAGAGTAAATCATCAAGTTCAGTTCTATTCACAATGTATACCTGAGTTCCTAACTCTTCCCAAGTATATTGTCTATACTCTCCATGGTGAAAGTTAATACCACGGAATCCCCAGTTGAATAAATCAGTCACCGCGACTAGTGGGTGTTGATCATATTCAAGATTTGGAGTCTTAGCATAATACTTAAAGGTGCAGATGTTTCCTTCTTCAGGTATAGGAGTAACAGTATCATTCAGAGCATACATTATGAGTTCCATCCTATCATCAACACTAGATTCGGATTGAATATCTTGCCTTACGGGTTCGATTCTGTTCATCGGATTCCTAGTTCGACTTCTGTTATGATCTTAAATTCAATTTTTCTATCATCACAAAACTCTTTTGCTGCCTTCCACTTTGCTTGATTGACAGCATAGGTTTTCATCTCATAAAGATAACCTTTTGTTTGTCTTTTTGGTTTCTTAGGTGGAGCACATTGTTTCTTAGGTTTCACTTCAATTACATATGTTTTAGTTCTACCTGCACTCTCTTTAACTTTCATAATGAAGTCGGGAAAGTATTTGTGAACTCTATTATCAATGGGAGAGATATAAGGAATGTAAAACTCTTCACTCCCCCATTCAAGAACTTGTTCGTTCAAGTCACAGTACTTACAGAATTTTCTTTCCCAACTACTTCTACAGATAATATTATGGGGGTTGCCCTTATATTTTTTTGGATAGGAAGGATAGTACTTACTTTTATTACTTTCCGCCATACATAGTATATAATCTTAAAAACTATTTAGATGGCACAACCTAGGTCAATAGGACAAATAAAAAGTGCATTGCTGAGACCATCGCTAACGTCAAAATTTAGCATCTCAATACAATCCCCTACGGTATTGAGTGGGTTTTTTAATACCACTACCAGTGATGAGTTTAGCATGTCTTGTTCCGAGGCATCTCTTCCTGGTTCTTCTTTGAATACTCAGGAAATAACAGGTGACCGACATGGTGTCACTGAGAGAAATGCATATAGAAGAATGTACGATGATAGAATTGATTTAACATTCTATGTTGAAGGGGAAGATCATACACAAATAAGATATTTTGAGAAGTGGATTAACTTTATCGTTGGTGATGATACGAGAGATGCTAGAACTAGCAGAACATATGATTATAAAGTAAAGTATCCTAATGAATATAAAACTATAATGTTTATAGAAAAGTTTGAAAAAGATTATGGAGTTCCTTTAATTTATACTTTTATTGATGCGTATCCAATTTCGATTAACTCAATGCCTTTATCATATGGTTCTACTGATTTATTGAAGTGTACAGTATCAATGACTTATCTAAGATATCTTGTTGAAGATAATTAGAGATTGTAAAATGTCCTATAAATAATTTCACTGAACTTTATAGGATATTATGCCTTTACCAAAGATTGTTACGCCAAGATATGAACTTGAGTTGCCATCATCAGGAGAAACAATTACATATAGACCGTTTTTAGTTAAAGAAGAAAAGGTATTGGTTATTGCCTTGGAGAGTGAAGATACCAAACAGATTACCAATGCAATCAAAACGGTTATTCAGAGTTGTATTATCACAAAAAATATTAAAGTAGAGAAACTTCCTACATTTGATATTGAATATCTGTTCCTCAACATCAGAGGTAAGTCTGTTGGTGAAGAGATTGAGGTAAATGTTACTTGCCCTGATGATGGAGTAACTCAAGTTCCCATCACAATTAATCTGGATGATATTCAAGTTCAGAAGAATGAAGATCATACAAACAGAATTAAGGTGGATAGTAATATTATGATGGAGATGAAGTATCCATCACTTGATCAGTTTATTAAAAATAACTTTGACTTCGATGATAAGAATGCAATGGATCAATCGTTTGATTTGATTGCAACTTGCATT